GAACGGCGGAGGGTCACGACAAAACAGCGACCTCACATGCGTGCGTGAAAAAGGCAATTCTTGAAGAATTTTTGGCTAAAAAATAAAAGATGTATACCCGTTTCACAAAAAAACGTGTTATATATGTATCGTGAATATTTGGAAAGACGGATTTTTGGCATGTGATTCGTCTTTTTTTATGTATTCATGGCACAGTGTTTTTCGTGGGACTTTAAACATTGTAGGGTGTGCCTCCTTCGCCAAAATTGGCAATAGGATTATTGCCTTGCTTATTGCATCCCTTCAAATTAAGGAGGTTTTTTATGGCTTGTCGAAATAAACCGTATAAAACAAAAGAATGGAAAGAAGTTAGAGAACAAGTTCTTAAAATGGATCATGGATTATGCCAAAGGTGTTTAGGAAACTATAAACCTATTCCAAATACCACTAGAAGAAGAACTAAAGCTACTCTAGTACACCACCATTACGAATTAGAAAAGTACCCAGAATGGAAATATTCTATTTACGTTACTGTGAATGGGAAAAAAGAAAGAAATTTGTGGTCGCTATGTAATGACTGCCACGAAGAAATTCACGAGCGAACTCATCGTTCACGTTCTTTTGAAAAAAAGAATGATGAATTCACCACAGAAGAAAGATGGGATTAGGAGGAAAATCAAATGCCAAGAAAGGTACAAAAAAAAGACTACAAGTCTTTACTTGAAAACTTCAAAAAGAAGATCCAAGACAATGACATGCTAAGTAACAATGCTTTGCTGGCACAACAGTTAAGAGATTTTGAAAGAATGTCAGACATGAATGATAACCTATGGGATAGTATTCAAACAGATGGATATACTTCCATTAATGAAAAAACAGGTGTACCGGTTGTCAACCCTGCGGTAGCTGCTTTCAATAAGAATGCTTCAACATTACTAAAAACTGCTCAGTGGATAGAAGAAAAGACGAAGGCTATTTCTTTTAATGAAGAAAGCAAGAGCTGGTAAGCCTACCACAAAGCCACCTAGAGATGTTGAAACTTATTTGAAAATGGTTGAGAATGATAAGCCTGTAAAGACTTGTCGAGATCAAAAGAAATTAGCTCATCTTGTTAGAAAAGCGTTTGCGAGTGGTGCAATCTATGTGAATAGAGAACAGTACAATGCATATATAAAAATTGGTGAGGCAATGTTTCCTAAATTATTTCCTTGGCAGAAATTTTTATGTTGTTTGCTTCTATGTACTTACAATGTAAAAGATAATAGACCACGTTGGAAACATGCTTTAGTAATGCTTGCAAGAGGTGCTGGAAAAGATGGTGTCATTGCATGGTTTTCTTTATGCTTGATTTCAAAAAACAATCCCGTTGAAAATTACAACATAGATATCTGTGCAAACAATGAAGCACAGTCTCTACAACCTGTTAAGGATGCAGTTGATTTTTTAAACAAGCCGTATTTCAAAGATGCTAACAAGGCATCTTTTTATTGGACGAGTGAAAGGATTGAAGGATTGCAAAATGGTGGAATCATCAAAGGACATACAAATAACGCTAAAGGTAAGGATGGACTTAGAAGTGGATGCGTAATACTGAATGAAATTCATCAGTATCAGGATTATTCCAATATCGATGTATTTTTGACTGGCCTAGGAAAGAAAGCATGTCCAAGATCCATTTATTTCACAACTAACGGGCACGTTAGAGAAGGTGTTCTAGATGATGAACTGTCACAGGCAGAGGATGTTTTAAATGAAGTAATGGATGATGGTGGATTCTTTCCTTTTATTTGTCGCATCGATGATAAAAGTGAAGCACATGATGAGAGCTGCTGGTATAAGGCAAATCCATCATTACAATATTTTCCTGACTTGTTAGATGAAACAAAAACGGATTATATCAAATGGAAAGATGCTCCAGCTACATTACCAGGATTCATGGCAAAGAGAATGAATCTTCCATCTTTGCAAAGTGCTATGGAAGTAGCACCTTATGAATTGATTAAAGAAACAAATCAACCTATACCATACGACAAAATTGAGAAACAAAGATGCGTTGTTGGTATAGATGCTGCTCAAATTACAGACTTTATGTCGGTATCTGCTTTGTTTAAAGTGGATGGAAAAAAGATTGTATTAAACCATACATGGGTTTGTTTACAATCTAAAGATTTGCCTAGAGTTAAGTTTAAATCTCAATTCCCTAGACTAGTGGAAATGGGATTATTAACTTTAGTTGATGGTGCAGAAATACCGCCATCATTAGTAATTGATTATATCGAAAATTGGAAAAGACATTATCTAATCCAATGCGTTGTATTGGATTCTTTCAAACTTTCAATATTTTCTCAAGGCTTGGAACAGATTGGATTCAGTACCAAGTTAAAAAATTTAAAAATAGTGCGACCTTTAGACGTAGGACGCACTCAACCGGTAATATCGAGTGCATTTAATAATAAACAGTTTGTTTGGGGAGATAATCCAATGCTCAGATGGGCAACAAACAACACAAAAGTCAAACCTTATAATGGAGGAAATGCACTTACTTCTGAAACTGGAGCATACACTTTTGGAAAGATAGAACCGAAGTCAAGAAAAAACGATCCTTTTATGTCATTGGCACACGCAATGACAGAAGAAACAAATTTAAAAGAAGCAAAAGAATTTAATCCTAACATTTTTAAAGCTAGGGTTTATTCATAGAAAGGGGAAGTGATGGCAAGATTCATAGATTTTCTGGAAAATGCAATCTTTGGTGACAAGAAAACCGTTTCATTGAATGCACTTACGATTGATGAAAGCGTAGCTACTGAATTGTGGTCTTACAAATTAGCTCTAAATATCGTTGCGGAAACTTATGGCACTTTGTTGTCTAAATGTGAATTTAAAACATATATCAAAGGTGAGGAAAGAAAAGAAGGTAACTATTATCTTTTGAATGTAGAGCCAAATCCAAATCAAAGTGCACCTGAGTTTAAAAAACAATTGATGAGACGATTGATTTTGAATCCAAATCATGATGCACTGGTTATCAATTTGAATATGCCTGCTTCTCAAACTAAACAAGCACTGTATGTTGCATCTGATTTCCAAAAAAGTGATATGCAGCTTTATGAAGCAACATTTACAAATGTAAGTGTTGATGTTTTTGAAGATGGTGGAATCCCAATTAAAGGGTTTTATTCCGGGGACAAAGCAATTTATATTAAATATACTAATTCTCAACTAACTGAGATTTTCAATCAGATGCGAGAATTATATTCTGAATTGATTGAAAATGCTGTTAAGTCAGGAACATACAGACAAAAATATGTTCTATCTATGGATCAAACTGCGACTGCTGATCCACAGTTTGAAGAACATATGCAACAGTTGCTCGATGAACAATTTAATAGTTTCATTACAGGAAAAGATTCTGTTATTCCTTTATATGCTGGAATGAAGCTTGATCAGACTTCTGCCGGTGCTGATTTAGGGCAGAACGCAAGTGTAGCGAATAAATCAGTAAATACTATTAATGATGAAATTCTATCTAAAGTTGGGAGAGCTTTTAATCTTCCTAAATCTGTTATGTTAGGTGATTTTGAAAAGGATGATTTAGACAATGTATTAACTTATGGATTAGACAGCATGGCCAATTTGATTTCACAAGCATTCAATCGTAAATGGTATGGCATGTCAGATTATAAAAAAGGTACTTATTGTCGATTAGATACTTCTAAAGCTAGACATATGGATATGATTTCAATTGCATCTGCATCAAATGGAATTATTTCTTCTGGTATCTATACGATTAACGATGTCAGAAAGAAATTAGATGAGCCAGCAATTGACGAAGAAATAGGTGATGTACACTTCATTACACGAAATTATGCAGTTATTGGATCCGCTTATTTAGAAGATCCAACGAATGTTATCACTGAAGAAACAGGACAGGCACAAGATAATCCTGCTCAGAAAAATACAAGTAATCCTAAAGAGGGAGAAGGAGAAAATGAAAAATGATTTCAGCTAAAGCAGAAGAAAACGCACTTACATTAAACATCCATGCTGCAATTGGCGAGAGCTGGTGGAAAAGTGATGATAGAGAAGAAGGAATGGTTGAAGATGTTGAAGATTTGCAGAAAATCTTGAATCAGAACAAAAATGCATCAAGAATCGATATCTATATCAATTCACCAGGCGGATCAGTTAGTGAAGGTATCGCAATTTACAATATTTTAAAGAGAACACGTTCATATAAACGTGTTTTTATTGACGGATTTGCTTGTTCTATCGCATCTGTTATTGCGATGGCTGGTAATTCTATTTCGATGCCAAAAAGCTCGATGCAGATGATTCATAATGCATGGACTTGGACAGCTGGAAATGCAAGTGAATTGCGTAAAGCTGCCGATGATTTAGATAAAATCAATGAAATTGTTGTTAATGCATACATGAGCAAATTCAAAGGTACAGAAGAAGAGTTAAGAGCATTGCTAGACAATGAATCTTATTTAACTGCTGAAGAATGCTTGGAATATGGCTTGTGTACAAAAATCGTAGAAGATAACGAAAATACACAAGAAGATGTTAATAGTGGTATTGAAGCCACAACAAATCTGTTCGAGAACAAGTTAAACAAACTTGTATCGATAAAAAATGCTATTAAAGAATTGGATGCGGAGACAGTAAAACCGGAGACAGTCAAAGAAACTAAAAACGTGGAGACAGTCAAAGATGGAGAAACAGTCAAAGAAACAAAAAATGCTAACGTAGCAAAAGTAAATGAAATCAAAGCAAAAGTAGATGAAGTAAAAGCAAATGAACTTCAAAGATTTTTTGGTTTCACAGAATAAGAAAGGAAAAAATAAAAATGAATTTAGACAAGATTGTAGAATCAAATGAAGAATTAGTTGAAGCCATCAAAAACGGTGACACAAAAGGTTTTATTGATAAGCTTTCAAATAGACTGAATGAAAGCGTAGAAGATGCAGTACAGAACGAAGTAACGCAAAAGTATGAAGAGCTAAAAGATGAAAACGATAGTGTTATTTTAGCATCTAGAGGTATTAAAGCATTAACTTCTGAAGAAAAGAGCTTCTATAACACATTAATTGACAATTCAAAGAATGAATTAACAAATTTTGAAGTAGCACTTCCAAAGACAACAGAAAACAAGATTTTCGAAGATATCGAACGAGATCATCCTTTATTAGCTGCAATTGATTTTGTTAACTCTAAGGGTTTGACAGAATGGCTATTAAGCAAGGATTTAGACTATGCATATAAATGGGGTGATTTGAATGAAGCAGTAACACAAGAAGCGAAAGCTGCATTTGGCAAGGTTGAATTTTCTCAATACAAGCTGTCTTGCTGGATTCCAGTTCCTAAGACAATGCTAGATTTAGGAATGACATGGTTAGACCAATTCGTAGTTAGATATCTATCTGAAATTATTGCCCGTGCATTAGAAGATGCAATCATTAATGGAAATGGTCAAAAGAAGCCTGTAGGTATGATCAAGACAGTTGATCTTGAAAACCAGACAGTACCAGCAGTAGATAAGACTGCAACGAAGATCACTGAATTAGATACAACAACATTCGGTACAATTGCTGCAGCATTAACAGACGGTGGCAAGCGTAAAGTTGCGACTGTAGATTTAATCTGCAATCCATTAGACTATTGGACTTTAATTTATCCTGCATTGTTCTATACAAATGAAAATGGACAGGTTGTTAAGTCAAATCTTCCAATCAACATTTATCAGTCTTTATCTATGACACAAGGAAAAGCTATTTGTGGTTTACTAGGAAGATATTTCGCAACTGCTGGATTTGGTGCTAAATCTGGAAAGATTGAATATTCTGATCATTACAAATTCTTGGATGACACAAGAGTTTATAAAGCACGTTGCGTTGCTTTTGGAACACCAGTTGACAATACATCTTTCTACTTGTATGACATCACAGGATTGAATGAAGCTGCTATGCCTACTCGTGCTAGAAAAGAAAAGGCAAAAGCAGAAGGTGAAAATTCTGTATCTCAGAAATAACAGAAAGCGAGGTTAAGATATGTCTACAATTACAGAAGCCGATATGAATAAACTTCTTGAAGAAGAAAAGGCATATCTTGGCATTACGTGGAAAGATGAAACAACTGATTCTCTATTAAAATCTTATATCAAAACATCAATCAAAAGACTTGAATCGATCTTTGGTGATGATTTGAACTTTATCAATGGTGAAGAAGCTTATGACCACTTAGGCCATGAGCTTCTTATTACTAGAGTTTTCTATGCCAGAGAAAAAGCACTTGATGATTTCGATAGTAATTTCAGAGGCGAACTGTTAACACTTAGAAACTATGGCAAAGTAAAACAATTAATGGCTAGAAAAGAGGGATCAGAAGATGCTAACGAATAACAAAACATATGATGATTCTAATTTGCGAGACCATTTAAAAGTTTTCAATGATGGAGTGGTTGATTTCTATGAAGCAAGTGAGCGAGTTTTAAAGAAACTGAAAGCTCATTTTTATTATGCGGTAGAATCAATCAGTTACGAAACTTATTTAGAAGCCAGTCAGAATTCAAAACGTGACGTAATCGCAATTGCAATTCCTGCTCAGGGTGAAACGATTGAACATGGTGATATTGCAAAAATCGGTGATAAATTCTATCAAGTGGATCATGTACAATACAAAGATTATAATCTTCCACATTATTACAAAGTTTTCCTTTATGGGTTAGCGAATAAATATGTGGTAGAAACAGGTGAATGATATGAAAAAGTTTGAATCATATTATGACTTTTTGACACAGCTTGAAAATGAAACTGGTTATCAAACATATGATCAGAGAACAGATTCAAGCGGTGTTGAAACACCTTATATCGTTGTACAGCGATTATCTAGTAATAATATCCTGGCAGATAATAAGATTCTGGTTAAAAGAGATCAGTTGTCAATCAATCTACATACATATCAGGAAAATCATTCTTCAACAGGAGAAAAGATGATTGCAGAAAAGAAACTAGAAGATTTCTTGGAAAATGGTGGTTATATTTTCGAAAAAGAGGATGACTGGCTTGATGATATAAATCTGTACAGAATTTCTTATGAGGTAGAAATTGTTTATGACTAGAGAAGGAAGAATTGTTTCTATAGATCAATTAGGATCTGAAATTGGTAAAATTTTAGATGAAATTGTATCTGAAAATTTACAAGATAAATGTGGTAAAGTCGCATATGAAATTGTAAAGGAATACCGTCCTAAACTTAAAGCACAGGCAAAACAAGATATTAAAAGCAAGCGAAATGTGCATGTAAATAACTTTGTATCTGTTCCTAAGAAAGATGGTATGGGTTTTTATGGTGCTGTATTGTGGAATAAACAATATACACTTTCTCATTTAGTTGAAGATTCTCATTGGGTCTGGGGCGGACATACGCACAATGATTATCATTTCTGGAAAGAAATCGCACCAAAAATGAATGAAGAATTTTCGAAAAGATGTAGAGAAGCAGTGCAGGAAGCACTGAAAAAATAGAAAGGAATAAAAAATGTCTAAAGTTAAATTTGGTTTATCAAATGTAAAAGTTGCACCAAGAACAGAATCAGAAGGAACAGTTACATACGGAACAGTTGTAGATATTCCTGGTGCTGTTAATCTTTCTATCGAAAGAGAATCTGATCAAAATATTTTCTATGCTGACAACAAAGCATATTTCACAACAAACAGTAAGAGTTCTGTTTCTTTGGAACTTGAAATTGCGGAAATTGCAAAAGATATCATGCTGCAATATCTTGGGTATGTTAAATCAAAGAATGGAACAGTGTTAGAAACAAATACTGCTGTCACACCATCATTTGCTTTAATGTTTCAGATTGAAACAGATGAAAAAGCCAGAAAGGTTTGTTATTACAACTGTACAGCTGTTGAATCTGATGAAGAATATTCAACACAGGAAGAATCTATCGAACCTACAACTTCTAAGCTGACTGTTACTGCAATCGGTGAAGATGTATCTGATGTAGTTGTTTTCAGAGAAATTGCTAATTCTGGTGACACAAACTATGCTACATTCTTTAATAGTGTAACAATTCCTACACTTGCGGATGAAACAGCACATCCTGTTAAAGCAAGCAAAACTGTAGCTGACTAATCAAGGGAAGTACTAAAGTACTTCTCTTTTATTAAAGGAGAATAAAATGGCAACATACGATCGTTTAATTTTTGGCATGAAATGTCTGAATGTTTCTCAAATTGGTTCAGCCTATGACGGAAGAAATCACTACTCACATGTTTCATATGAAGTAGACCTTGCTGGCATGGATACTGGTGCTGATGTCTGGAGAAACAAGATGCCTAATACGTACTGGTACTGTGCAGGTGCATGGGGAAATGCAAACACTGGCAATACTAGATTCTTCTGGTCTTGCGACAAGAATGGCAAGGCAAAGAAGGTACTATGTGCAGATGGCTACCTAAGATACATCACACTTGCACTTACACACTCTAGAAGAAGTTTCATAGTAGGTCACTACTACAAGCTAAACGAAATTATGTATCAGGAAGGTACAAGCGGAAGAGCTACGGGAAATCATATTCATCTGGAAGTATGTGCTGGACACGTTAGAACAAAGTATAGAAACCGTGCAGGTGGATATAACCTGGCAAACATGCTTCCAGCAAACAGAATGATGTTCCTGCTGAATGGATATTCATATATCAAGAATGGTGGAGGACTCTCATGGAAAACAACTTCTACAGTTCCTTACACAGATAGTTCATCTTCTTCAAAAGATACATTTCAGAAAGGCTACGGAAAAGGAAAAGCTTTCACAACAAAAGTCAATCTCAATTTGAGAAGTGAGCCTAACACATCAAGCAAGGTTATTTTAACGATTCCTAAAGGAAAGAAATGCTATTACTACGGATATTATCGAATGGTTAATAATGTAGTTTGGTTTAGGGTTTCTTATGGTGGCAAAGAAGGATATATCTACGGATATAAATACAAAGTTGATGAAAAAGCACCATATATCACAGGCTTAACAATCAACGGAAAGAACGTATAAACGGAGTAAAAACGAGTAGAACGGAGTAAATATGGTATTAAATGATAATGTTTATAAAGTATTAAAGTGGGTTGGTTTAATCGTACTTCCTGCAATTGCTACATTGGTTAAGGCAGTATTTCCAGTTTGGGAACTGCCTTATGCTGATGCAATTGCTATTACATGCACTGCTTTAGGTACTTTTATCGGTACTATCATCTGCGTTTCTTCTGCAAATCTTAAATCAGAAATGGCGGAACAAGCTGTTTATGTTTTAGATGAAGATGCAGAAGATGAAACAGCAGCAGAAACAAGCGAAGAAGCACAGGGGTAATCTATGCCTGCACCAATAAGCCAAGAAGTGTGGGCGGTAATTGCTCAATGGATCGTTTATGGTGCATCTGTTACTGGTGCAGTAATGGCAATCGCAAAATTCGTCACATGGTGTCGTTCAAAAACAACAATTGCAAAGCTCGAAAAAGATATTATGAATCATTCAGAAATGCTTGATCGAGACAATAAACGTATTAAAGCTTTAGAACGACATATTACTGATATTGACGGAGATTTGCATGATATGCATGCTTTATTACGATTAAACACAAAAGCACAACAAGCAATAATGAAATCATTGCTTGATGGAAATAACAAAGATGGTATTCAAAAAGTATCAGATGAGATTCAAGAATATTTGAATCAGCAAATCTGATATTTCTTTTTAAGGAGGAACAAATGAGAACTTTAAAATTTAATGATGATGCTTTTTCGATTGCAACAACTGGAGAAGTGATCATCATTTGTATGGAAGAATTACATTCTGATTTTTTAAGATTATGTAATGCATTTCAAACAAGTTTTGCGAGTGGTAATATTCCACCATTAGATATTACTGCCAAAATTATGTATTGCATGATTAAAGGTGCTAACAGAAATTCTTTTAAAAACTATGAAGAATTCATGAAAGCAAACAAGAAACTTTCTCCATTTGTTGATATAGAAAATATCACTGCAATGATGAATGAAATCAATGATACTTTCGTATCAGATGAAGAAGAGAAAGAAGAAACGGAAAATCAGAGCAAAAAAAAAGAACAGAAGTAATCAGTTCTAGTGACTTTATTCTAGCGTGTTTATCATTGAAACTTACTTTATCAGATTTTAGGAGTTTATCGATAAGCACGCTATTTTCATTATTAAAAGCAAAAATAAAAATGAACTCAAAATATGAAAACAAGTCAATCAATAAATCATATCAAAAAGGAACACAAACAGATATCGATGCATTCTTTGGCTGATATAAATAGAACGGAGGTTGAAGGATGTCAAAAGAAGAACTGGGGATGAAAATCACCCTTGAAGCAGATGCTAAGAATTTAGAAAATGAATTAAGGCAACTTAAATCTGATCTTACTTCTATAGACAAACAAGGCAGAAGTTTAAAAAATGCAATTAAGTTTGATCCTTCAAACGTTAGCAATTACACAAAAGTAATTGAAAATTTAAACAGCAGACAAGATACTTTATCTAAAACAATCCAAACAAATAAAGAAAGATTAGTTGTTTTAAATAAGCAATATGCACTTCAAAAAGAAGCAGCGAATGCAGCTAAAGATGGCTATAACGGAATCAATACTTCACTTAAACAGCTGGAAGATTTGTACGGCAAAAATTCTGATGAAGTAAAAGTCTATAAGGAAGCATTAGACGAGCAGAAAACAGTTGTTGACAAATCAGAAAATTCTGAAAAAAACTTTGCACAGCAAATTGACAGAACAAATAAAAAAATTGCAGAATCAGAAGCTGAACTGACTAAAACAAATTCTGAATTAGTTAAATATGAAAAAACAACAGATGATGCTGGAGATGAAACAAAAAAGTTAGCAGAAAAAGAAAAGGAAGTTGCTGAAAAAACGCAACAAATGAATGATAACTTTTCTAGCACTAATATCGTTATTGCAAATCTTGTTGCCGATGGAATTAAAAAGTTAGCAAGTGAATTAAAAGATTTATCAAAAGAAGTTGTTGAAACCGGATCTGGTTTTGAAGATGCTATTAAAGGATTGGCATCCATTCTCCAAGAATCTAGTGATTCTTATGTTATTCGTGACCTTGCGGACTATTTTGAAGAATTAGGAACACAATCAGCTTATTCCGCAACTGAAATTGCAAACAACGCTCAAATATTAGCAAACGCTGGTTATGAATCTGATCAGATTAAAGATTCCATAAAAATCATTGGCGAATTAGCTGCTGGTACAGGTGAAGATTTTGAAACAATGGCTAACATCGTTGTAGATGGTCTTGCTGCCTTTGGAATGAGTTCGCAGGAAGCAACAAGATTTTCAGATGCATTAGCTAAATCTGCAATTTCTTCCAATACCAACATTACACAAATGGGAGAAGCATTTAAATACGTTGGTGCAGTTGCAGGAACAATGGGTTATTCAGTCGAAAGCGTAGGTGTTGCAATGGGAGCAATGGCTAACCAAGGTGTTAAGGCTTCCAATGCAGGTACTACTTTAAGAAGCATCATTTCCAGACTTGCAACAAACACAAGCAAAGCAAGAGATGCGATTGAAGAACTTGGAATTTCTTTCTTTGATGCTGATGGAAATGCCAGACCATTGGTTGGTACGTTAGGTGCAGATGGTCTTGCTGGTACAGCTGATGATACAACAGGGGTATTAGATGAATTGCGTGCTGCAATGGCAGGGATGAACGATGAACAGAAATCAACAATCGAAAAAGCCGTTGCAGGACAAAGAGGTTTAGCTGGTTTAGCTGCGATTGTCAATACATCTACAGATGATTGGAATAAATTAAAACAAGAAGTCCAAGAGTGTAATGGTACAGTTGAACAAATGGCAGAAACCCGTTTAGACAGTTACTCTGGTGATGTCAGAAAATTAAAGAATCAGTGGGAACAAACTGCATCTACAATGTACCAGGAGGTAGAACCTTCGTTGCGTAAAGTTGTTCGATCGTTAACTAATTTGATGAAAACAGATTTCTTTAAGAAAGATGTCAAGAAAATTGCCAGTGGATTTGGTGATGCGTTAGAAAAAGTTGCAGATATTACTTCTGATTTAAATCCAAAAGCGATAGCTGCGGCGACAAATTTAGCCAAGATGGCAACAACATTTGCTGCTACAACTGTAACGATCAACAAAACTTCAAAAGTGATTAGTGGAGTTGTTGATACAGGAAAAGGCTTAAAAAGTTTATTTTCTGTACTCAAAATGACAACAAGTGAAGCAACTTCTGCTGCTTCTGGATTTAGTGGTGTTTTATCTGTTTTAGGCAATAATATTGGTTTAGTAACTACTGGTGTAGGTTTAGCAACTGCAGCAGTAGTTGGTATAGTAGCTGGTTTGAAAGATGCACAAGAGATCCATATGGAAGAAATGAATGCATTGTATGGATTGAACGATGCTACAAAAGAAACGATTGAAAACGTTAATTCTTTATCAGAAAGCTATGTATCACTGCAAGAATCCAGTGCACAAAACGCATTGGCAATTACAAATGAATATGGCTATTATGAACAATTAGCTGCGGAATATGACAGTATTAAATCTAAAGGTGATGCAATAACCACAAGTGATCAACAGAGAGCAGACACGATTTTAAATGTTCTTTCTCAGGCACTGGGAATTGAAAAAACACAGTTAGAAGAACAAATTACTACTGAAGGTAATTTAACTAACGCAATTGCTCAGACAATTGAAATGAAGAAAGCAGATGCATTATTAACTGTTTACCAAGATCAATATGCAGATGCTATTCAAAAAGTTTCAGAGGCTACACAATATCAAACAGAATTGTTAGCAACCAGACAGGAGCAACAGGGAAAAGTTAATGCGTTAACTGATCAAGCCACTGCATTACACAACCTTTTATCTGATTCTGAAAATCTGACTTCTGAAAAAGCAAAAGAGTTATCAGATAAATATTCCGAGGTTTTAGGAGCATTGAGCATTGCACAGAATGGTTTGAAGTCAACAGATGATGCATTAGCAACAAATAAAGCAACATTGGAAAATTCGCAAGCTACAATTTCTAATTATGAAGCATTGGTTGGTGCTGCAGCAAGTGGAAGTGCCGAACAAGTTGAAAGTGCAGTCAATAAAATGACAGGCAACTTTAAGACTGCAAATGATGCATCATACGAATCGTTGTATAAACAAACACAGAACTATAAAACGCAATGGCAAACTGCTAAAACTGAATATGAAAGTGGAAGTCGTACTGTTACAAAGTCACAGGTTGATATGTATAAGAATTTATATGACATGTCAAAAACTGAAACCGATAAAGCACGTAAACAGATGAGAGAATATGGAAAGAATCAATCTAAAGGTGCTGAAGAAGGTATTGAAGATGGCAGACCTGCATTAGTTCGAGCAACAGAAGAGAGTGCTAGAAAATCTAACAGAGGTTACGCAGGTGCTGCAGGTGTTAATTCACCTTCTACAATTTGGAGACAGTACGGTGTTTACCAAGCACAAGGTGCTATTAATGGTTTAGATAGTATGCAAGGACGAGTTGCTGCTGCCGCAAGCAGACTGGCATCTGCTGCAAATAATGCATACAGGAGAAAGTTAGATATTAATTCTCCATCTAAAGTTATGTATCAAAATGGTGTCTGGACTGCTGAAGGTGCAATTGAAGGTATGGATTCTCAAATAATGAAGATTGCTAAAAAAGGCAGAGAAATGGCACAAGTATTGAATGACAGTGTGAGTGGCTATATTGACAGCGGTTCTTTAAATACAACTCACAATTATGACAATTCTACTTATTCGCCTTATGTGGTTATTAATATCACTCAAAGAGATGGCGAAGATGCTAACACATTAGCTAAACGTGTTTCGGAAATCATCAATAATGATGTTGATAGAAAGAGAGCAGCATGGAGGTAAGAAAACAATTTTTATTTGATGGAAAATCATCACTGGATTTTGGATGCTATATAACAGGATCCGATACTTTTAATTCTGCATCTAAAACACAAAGTAAAATATCTGTTCCCGGAAGAAATGGAGATGTTATTGTTTCTGATAATAGATACGATAACGTCTCCTATTCTATTAAAGTTGGAATGTACGGAACCAGCGAAGATGATTTGCATTATAAAATCAGAAAATTAAGATCATATCTTTTATCTAGAAAAGGTTATTGCAGACTGGAAGATGATTATCATTCTGATGAATATAGAATGGCACAATTTGCAGATTCTATCAATTTTGATATTACAAATTTAATTGTTGGTGAAGCAACATTAACTTTTGATACGAAGCCACAGCATTTTTTGAAGAGCGGTGAAACAAAATTAGTGTTCACTGCAAATGGAAAAATTGAAAATCCAACTTATTTTGAAAGTAAACCTTTATTAAGAGTTTACGGGCAAGGCAAATTAGAAATTGGGAGTGGATTAATTAATATTAAAATCCCTTCTTCCATTTCTTCAAACTATATTGATATTGATTGCGAAACATGGAATTGTACTGAAGAATCTAAAAACATGAACGCTTATGTTACTGTTTCTAAAAACGGAACAGAACATTATTTTCCTACATTGGAAGAAGGCACAAATCAAGTTGTTTTAGGCACAGGGGTAACAAAGGTAGAAGTTGTGCCAAGGTGGTGGTTATTATGATTCCTATTCTATATGAAGGAACAGAAACAGAATTTACATCGCAAGGCTTAGGATCTCTTTCTGATGCTACAGCATGTATGATTTCCGAGGAAATAAATAACACATATGAGTTAGAAATGAACTACCCAATGACAGGAGTTCATTTTTCTGATATTCAAGTTGGAAGAATCATTTTAGCAACACCAGCACCAAGAAAAGAATCAGAACCTTTTTCAATCTATAAAATCAGTAAACCTATAGATGGAATTGTAACAATCTATGCAGAGCATATCAGTTATAGATTGTCATATATTCCAGTCAAGCCATTTAGTGCTAGTAATTGCTTTGGGGCATTGAATGGCTGTGTTGAAAATTCGTTAGAAGATAATCCGTTTACAGTTTGGACTGACAAAGCATTGAATATTGATTTTTCTTTTAATAAACCGCAATCATTTAGATTGTGTTTAGGTGGTGTTGAAGGCAGTATTCTTGACATCTATAGAGGAGAATATGAGTTCAACAGATTTGCTGTTAAATTACACACACATAGAGGATCATTAAAAGATACTGCAAAAATCATCTATGGAAAAAATCTGACAGATTTAAAACAAGATGAATCAATTGAAAACACAATTACAGGAATCGTTCCTTATTGGAGTTCTACAGTTACACAAACAAACGATGAAGGAACATCAACAAGTGAATCAGTTGAAGTTGTTGTCACACTTCCAGAGTATGTTCTCGAATCAGAATATGCAGATAAATTTCCTTATAGAAGAACAGCAGTTGTTGATTTAAGTGAATACTTCCAGGAAAAACCAACAGTAGATGAATTACGCACAAGAGCAAATCAATATATGAAAGATAATCTAACAGGATTACCAACTGTTTCTCTAACAGTCAGCTTTATTGATTTAGCAAGATCTGAAGAAAATAAAGATTTTGCAAGTGAGATTGTATATTTAGGAGATCAAGTTCCAGTCTATTTTGAAAAGCTTGGAATTTCTGCAAAGGCAGAAATCACTAGCATGACTTATGATGTTCTGGCAGACAGATATGATTCATTGACACTAGGAACAGTTTCTTCTTCTCTTTCTAAAACATTAAATGAAATTTCAAAAAAACAAGATACAGTTGTTACACAAACCAATTTGCAGAGTGCATTAATCTTAGCTCAAAAAATTATGGCTGGTGGAGCTGGTGGCTATATAGTAACAAAATATTTTAATGGGCATCCAGCTGAAACATATTATGGTGATACAGATAATGTTGATACGATGGTTAATGTTATTCGCATCAATAAAAACGGAATTGCTTTTTCTAACAGTGGAATCTCCGGCCCTTATGTTTCTGCTTGGACGATTGATGGAAAATTCAATGCAAATTTTATTCAAGCTGGCAAAATTAGTGGATCTTTCATTGAAGCAAATTCACTACAAATTGGAAGCTTTGATGAAGCCACTACGAATACAATTACTTCCGGTCTTTCCGAAGCAGTAACAGAGTGGTATGTAAGTACATCTCCAACAGAGCCGATAGGTGGTGAATGGTCTGAAACAAGTCCTAAATGGGCAGAAAACAACTACATCTGGCAGCGTTTAAAAACTATTAACAAGAAAGGTGAAATCAGTTATTCAGAGCCATCTTGTGTGCAGGGAGATAAAGGCAGTACAGGAATAAGAAATCTGATAAGAAACTCTAAGACAATGATTTTTGAATCATACAGCCTTGTCTCATCATCCATCAGTTCATTCTTGACTGATGAAAACGGAAATATTTTGACAGATGAATCAATGAACAGATTCATTGCATAGGAGTATATATGGCAGATAAGAAATTAACAGAAGTAACAACAGCAACAAGCTCAAACAGTAATGATTTCGTTGTACTCATTCAATCAAATGCGGTCAAAAAAATAGAACTGTCTAAATTGAATGTTGGAATCAGTGAAGAAAGGATTACACAAATTGTTGAAGAAAAAGTGAACGATAAAATTCCTCCAAGTGCGGAAGGAGAGTACTATTAATGGCTAACAGAATTATTGATTACGTGACTCTGAAGAATATTGCCAATGCAATACGAAATAAGAAAGGTACTGCAAATCAGATGCTGCCTAGTCAGATGGCAAATGAAATCTCATCTATAAAAACTGCAACATCAGGTAGCGGTATTCAAGTCAGAACAGGAACTACTACTTTAACATCTATTGATACAGGCTTAAGCTCTATTGACAAGTTCATTATGTATTCAGATACGATTTCATCAGAAGGACTTGTCAATGTTGTATATGACAGTTCCAAGTCAGCCGTAACGTTAACTGTATGTGGTGGCTACAACAGTTTTGTTAAGCAGTGCAATGTAATAACACAGACAACAGGATATTCCGTAATTGGTGGAACGTTCCAATGGACAGACAATACCGCTTTAGGAAGCTTCATGCATGATGCGACATATAATTGGATCGCAGTAGGAAGTTAGTTATGTCAGTTTTTAAAACAGTTGATACTTTAAATCCTTATGCAAAAAGTGATAAAGTTTTAAGCATTAATTTAGACAGTCAGTCAGATGCATATAGCATGAGAAACCTTATTTATGAAGATGGAACATATGTTTTCGCAATATGGGTAAAGACTGATGTAAACAGCACTGTCAACTTTAAGATTTTAGGAACTGATGTATCATTTGAAGCCACAGATTCATGGCAATTGTTTACAAAAAGAGTCGATGCAGACAGCTCGAACAAGTCTGTAGAAATTAAGCCACAGATAAATATAAATTCGTACTTTTATGAAGGTTTTCTTTCAAAAGGAACAACTTTTACAGGTTGGTCTCCTGCACCAGAAGATATAGATGCAGATATCAGCAATGCTCAGTCATCGGCAGATAAGGCACAGAAAGATGCAAATGATGCACAAACTAGTGCAAATAATGCACAGCAAGCAGCATCAAATGCAAGCAGTAAGGCAGAAAATGCTCAATCAAGTGCTGATACTGCTCAAACAAACGCAAACGATGCTATCAACAAAGCCAAAAAAGCACAAGAAGATGCAGATGATGCATCAAAACTGGCTAATAATGCATGGCAAGGTATAGACAATTTATCACAGGTTGTAGTGGCAGACAATACAGGTGTAAAGGTAAAAGAAGCAAGAAATTCAGAAAACTATGGGCAGTTCAGATCAGACGGAGTACATGTTTTTGTAGCAAATGTTGAAAGAGCAAAGTTTGGCATAGAGTCGCATATTGATAAACTTGCAGTAAGTGGATATTTGATGTCAGGTGCTCACAGAACAGAAACAATTATGGAAACAATGGGTAGCGAAGAAAAAGAAGAGTGTACAGCACTTTACTGGACGGGAGACGTTAAATAATGGTAGCACTACAGAAAGCACATAGATTGCATACAAGAACTAATAGTTTGTATGCAGACTGGTATATACGTGCACAAGAAACAAGTGTCGATACCGCAAATAATAGATCATATGTATCAGTTGCGATTTCAATTTTCTGTTCTTCTGGATACAGTTTTACTACAGACAGTAGTGGCAGCGGATTGACAGGAACAACAGATACATCTTTTGGGAGACGCACATACTCTGATGGAGAAACAACTCTTGCAAGTGGTGGCTTCTGGGTAGCACACAACGATAATGGAGAAGCTGCGGCTCATATCTTTTATTGGGGAAGTACTACTTTCGGAAACGGATGCAGCGGAGACTTCTGGCTGCCTCTCACTACAATTGCACGTGCATCTCAGCCATCAATTAATACATATCCTAACAACAGCCCAAATATTACCGCAGGTACAGCTTGTATGATTCACATGAACAAAAAAGCAAACTATACACACAAAGTTTCGTACTGGTTTGGCAACAGAAAAGGAACGATTGCCACTGGTGTAGTAGATAACTGTACATGGACTCCACCAACTTATCTGCTAGACCAAATTCCAAATGCACAGACAGGAGCAGGAACGATTACAGTTGAAACATACAACGGTAATACAAAGATAGGCGATGGCTCGTGTGGATTTACTCTGTTCCTTCCAAGTGATGCAAGTCCAAGTGCAGGCGAACTTACTATTACGGAGAATAATGCAAATGTAAAATCAAAAGGCGATGATATTACAGTACAACAGATTTCCAACAAAACAGTAAAAGTAACCGCTACTCCAAAGTACTATGCAAGTATCAGCAGTGTGACTTTAAATGGTGCAAATATGACGCTGAATAATGGAGAATATACAGTAACTGTAGGAAATCTGAATGATGGAAAATTTACAGTCAAGGTAAAAGACAGTAGAGGACTGACAGCATCTAAAGCAGTTGAACAGAAATTCTATTCCTATTCTAGACCACAGATTACAGGTGCAAGTCTGAAACGTGTTTCTGAAACAGAGGCAAACGGCGAACTTAAGATTGATGGCAGGTATTCCACAACACTGAACAATACACTTAAAGTCGAGATCATGCGAAACGATGCAAGTTACTACACAGTACTTGAAGCAACACTTAGTGATGGGAATATGTCTGCAAGCAAAACATATGACGATTTGTACTACACAGCATCATGGAGCGTAGACATCAGACTGACAGATGGTTTTGGAGAGACAGCAAATACAACAGTAAGACTTGGTGTAGGGCAGTATGCTGTCGCAATCGGAAAGTACGATGTTAAAGTTGGAAGAAATGCATATGTTAATAATGAAGTCCGTGCAAAAAATTTCAAGTTTGCAGGGGCATCTCCTTGTATGCATTATGTAGGAAACGCATGGCATTTAGCTGACAAAGGTGTAGCAATACAAATGACATCTGCACTAAGCGGACATAGATTCACAAGTGTTGATATTTATGACCCAGACTACATAGAGAAAGCCTATGACGATGGTGGATATCCATCTGTGAGAATTAAAAAGAAAGGCAGATATCTGTTGCCTGCAAAAGTGCAAGGTTCGAACGTTCAAGGAAACAGTTCGTATGGATTTGGATTTACGATAAACAAAACAGACAATAGTGGAGAATTTGCATATGATCAGTATGAAATTAGATTTACTACATACGCATGTGCAGGCACAGCAATGTTTGTGAAAGATTTGAATGAAGGTGACATTATCAGATATCAAGTATTCAGCGATTTGACGAGAAAATGTGAGTATTTGTGGATAGGTTTTATCTATCTGACGGATCAATGATAGAAAGGAAAAAATAATGGCAAATCAAAGAATTAAGGCGAATCTTATTCCATCATGCGATATTTATCCTGTTATTCATCTAGCACAGTATGACGTGTCAGATGGAACAGGGAAGCAAGTGGAAATAGAACTGTATTATGGTACAGACAAGTTTACAATCCCTAGTGGGTCAAGTATCACTTTTAGAGGGACAAAGAGAGACAAAACAGGTTATTCATATGAAATTACTAAGTTTTCAGACAATATTGCAACAGTAGATGTAAAGCCACAGATGACAGTATTAAGTGGTACGCACTTTGCTGAATTAAGGATTTCAAAGGGGAATACAATTTCAAATACAATCAAGTTTGTGATGAAGATCGACAGTTCGGCATTGGCTGATGATACAAAGGTGAGCGAAACAGATTTATCTGTTATCGAGAAAGCGTTACAGGCATCTGATGCTGCTATTCAGGCGAAAGCAGAAGTCGAACAGTTAAAAGCAAGTGTAGAAAAATCTGAGAAGAATGCAAAGCAGTCAGAAACAAATGCAAGTCAGAGTGCAACGAATGCTCAAGAAAGTGCAGAAAATGCATCTACATCAGCTGCTACTGCAAGTACAAAGGCTACAGAAGCAAGTACATCAGCTACAAAGGCAAAGGAATCTGAAACGAATGCTCAAGAAAGTGCAGAATCAGCTATTCAGACGAAAGCAGAGGTCGAACAGTTAAAGAAAGAAACTGTAGAGCAGACAAAAACTCTAACAGATAGTGCTAAACAAGAGATTTCAACAGTAAAAGATGCAACAGTATCAGAAGTAAATCAGCTTAAGACTGACACGATTTCAGACATTACAAGTATTAAAGACAGAGCAGTTGAAGAAGTCACAGTTATAAAGGACGATGCTAAAGCAGAAGCAGACAAGGCAAAGGAATCTGAAACGAATGCAAAACTGTCGGAAACAAATGCATCTAACAGTGCGAAAGAAGCAAAAGCAAGTGCTGATTCTGTAGCAACTGTAACAAGTGATGTTGAAAAGCTGAAGGAAGATTTGCCAAACAAAATCTCAAAGTTCTATGCATCTAATCAGGGCGAAACTCACATCACTGATTCCGACAATGGCAAGATTCAAGATATGATGATATATGGAAAAAGTAACCAGAATCAAACCAAAGGTAAGAATTTATTGAAATATCCGTATATAGAAACAACTAAAACGTCTAATGGCATAACGTTCACGGATAACAAGGACGGAAGTATTAATGTTAGTGGAACTGGCACAGAGACAGCTTATTACAATTTTTATTCGAATAGTGACGGAAAACGTTTAACGCTTGCAAGTGGAACGTATAAGCTGGTTGCAAAAGGGAGAAGCAAGTGTAATGTATTTGTAAACAATGGTGTAAATTCTGCAAAAAATGAAGGAACATTCACAATCACAGACGGGCACAATGATGTGTGGTGTTTTATTGAAGCACCTAAAAGTTTAGCAATAAATGAAACAATCTATCCTATGATTCAATTGGCATTTAGTACAGATGAATCTTACGAGCCTTATACTGGTGGAAAGCCATCCCCAAACCCAGATTATATGCAGGAGATTAAGAACGTTGTGAACCCTACAGTTAAGGCTTGTGGAGCAAATATCATGCGATTGAATGATATTAAAGAAGGCACATTTTCTAAGAGCGGGATTACTATTTCTATTAAAGATGGGTTAGTTAAAGCAAAAGGCACTGTATTAGAAAATGAAACTATTTCAACTGACGTTACAGGTCAAATTAAATTTTTAAACCCGTTAACATTGCAAAGTGGTAAAACTTATATATATAATCCAAATCCAGTTAAAGGTGCAGAAAGCAATGGATGCTATTTAGATTTTACAAACTCAAGAACTTTAGGCATTAGTTTAGAAAATAATAATTTTAATAAACCTATTAAGGTAACAGATTTACAAGTACAATTTCCATTTGTATTAAATTTAATTTTAAGAAAAGGTACTGTAGTTGATATTGAATGGAAACCACAGCTACTATTAAATGAAGTCTTGTTACCTTACAAACCATACAAAGAGCAATCAATACAGTTGCCAATAACGTTAAATGCAGTTCCAGTCTCAAGTGGTGGCAACGTCACAATCAACGGAAAACAGTATATTGCGGATAGAGTTGTGGAAAAAGACGGCGTATTTGGCATCGAAAGAAATATCCGAGAAATCCATACGAATACAAAAACTATGAATAACAGCGAGATGTATCCTGGATGGAATAAAGTAGAAGGCATATCTGATACTATATATTACAATGAAGCATTAATAGGACAATCCAGAAGATTATATAGTGCATCTAATTTTACAAATAGAAATATTTTCCAAAATAATGTTAGTACAAACAATATCCTGTACTATATTCAAAATGATATTGGTTATTCACAATCTGAATTAATTGCTAAAGCCATAGATGCAGATATATATATCAGATTGCAAAATGCCATATTTGAACCTCTTCCGGTGGATATACAAGTTAAATTGCAAACTTTTGTCACCAACTACCCAGTAACCAACATCTCCGTAACATCCGACCAGTTAGACGGATACACAGTATTTAACTATCCTATTTCATTGGCTAACGGTTGGAATTATGTAAAACAGCAGTTAAACGACAATCGTGATTATATCTATGATATGGATTTGCAATCAGCAGAAGCTTATGTAAATTCAGAGTACGCAGTAATATTAACAGAATTGGAGGTATAGAATATGTTATATAGAACATTATTAAAACTTAAAGAAAGAAAGGGTCTTACAGACGATTTAAAGAATAAAATTGATATTTTCTTCGCCACGGGCAGAATTACTGAAGAACAGTACAATGAGCTGATGGATAGTAATTACGCATGAGCAAGAAAAGTTGCAGAAAATATAGAAAATTTGTGATAATGAAATACAAATTTGAATGACAGTATGATTAATAGAAAAACATCGACAGTTTTCTATGAGCCGTTCTGAGAAATGGCAATAGAAAAAACATCGATGTTTTAATTTCTACTATATTTATCGCTTATCCAGTTCTCTGATGATTTTGTCTGTTATCTCTTGTGAACTCATTGTACCAAGTATGAAATTAATACTGTCATGTGGATTGTTTTGCACATATACTTTTGCTTTTCTGAAAATCTTTCCTGATATCGCTGCATATATATGTATGATCAATAAAGCCAGATTGTTTAAAGTGGCAATATTCTTCAATGCATTTTTACTTGTGGTTTTCCATCCATCTTCATGCAGATCAATGTCTTTTGGCTTGTGGTATTCATTCTCGATTGACCATCTTTGTTCTATGCCATCTATAATAAGACGATGATCCTGGGTGTTTGATATAAAATATCGAATGCATTCTTTCTTCTTGTTTTTTGTGGATGTCATCCGCGTAAAGGATTTAAGATTCTTCCATTCATCTCTCAATGCATAGCTGTTTGGCAGATTGATGATTTCAATAACTCGATCGTCACATGCATATCTGGCAATTTTAATCCGAGGATTGGCAAATCGAGCATGTATTTCTTTCAGCAGTAAAGGCTGATTGTCTTTGACAGTCAGAAGATATATGCCTCTGCCATCAGAAATCAGTTCCGCAGTTTTCTTCTGGCAGTGAAGTGCATCCGCTGTCAATACACTGTGTTTCAGGCATAGATGCGGCAGATACCTCTGAATCGTTGGAATTTCATTTTCTTTTTCTCCAATTGGTTCACTGACAAGTGCGGTGTACAGGCAGCTGTCGTATACATTCAGCATTGCGATATTTCTTTTTGGATTTTTTGTGGTTTCTGCTCTGCCGCTGCCACGCATTTCCTTTCCGTCGAAGCCAAAGTGTTTATGATCACCCTGCTTCAATACATGCTTTTCCAGGTGCCTTAGATAATTATAAAAGGCATTTATCGTATTTTCTCTAAGCGTTTCATTATCCAGTGAATCCAGAACACGGCGGATCGTATCGTGAGCAGGACACTGACCATTTCTGATAAGCCCATATCGTTCATATTTCTTCGCATTTGCTTCGATATGATCTTCTATCCCTGTAAAAGAAGGATTGCATTTTTCTAATACAGCAAAGAGAATAAGGAGCAGCAGCTCATTCAGGCTGTAGACAGTTTTTCCTTTCTGACGGAAATCTTCAACATTCTCAAAAAGGTGAAGATATGTCTGAGCATCTGCAGCTTCAATCAGATCATCTTCGGTAATATTCAGAACCCTGAATTTTTCTGCAATGATAACCATTGACTTAATAATGCCGTTACTGTTTTTTGTCATAATTTTAACCCGTATCTTTCTGCAAGTTCTGTGACTGTTTCAGGATAAGCTAGAGTATCCGGACTGCTTTTATCAGAAATGGTGCAAAGCAGAAGAAGTCCGGTAAGAAGTATTCTGTCGTTTTCATCAGGTATCTTTTCTTTTAGAAGAGCACTGATTTTATTGGAAACAGCTTTGACCCTTCTGATAGAGGCAGAATCTGCAATCTTGACGATATCTCTTTCAAAATGAATGGACAGGTAAGAAGAAGAGAGAAAAGCAGGATCAATTGAACCGAAAATATAGAAAACAGTTCCCAGAACAACAACTGCCATGTCGGAATTGAAAACAGATCTCTGCAGGTCTCTTTTGAAATTGGAAATGATAAAATGACTGAGACCATACTCAATGGAAAATGAAGCAGTATCTGAGACAGATTTCTTTGGAATAAAACCATCTTTTTCAGTAATCATGCCCAGATATTTCTGAACTGATTTTGGATACTTCTGACCAGGTACATAAGTAGAGGTGCATTCATATAAACCATAGCCATTTCTGACTTTTCTTATGGTTTTACCTTCAGCACGAAACTTTTCAGCCCATTCAGGATAAACATTCTTTTTCTTCATATATATAGTATATACGTATATGCTACATTTTGGAAGCAAACAAATCGAGCTTTAAAATCTCGATTTGTTTCATGCGTAATTACTAGCTGATGGATATTAATAATGACACATCAAGTTCCTTGGAATAAAGTTATTTTGGAAGAATTCATCCGTATAGGCTGTCTAAGCAAAACTGAAGAAATGATTATGCGTACAAGAGTACATGGATGGACTATTACCAAGCAATCGTATGAATTGAATATGAGCGAATCCAATATCAAGAAGATAATTGCACGCTTGAAGAAGAAATATGATAACGCAGAAAAGTACAGTGCTATATTACCGCCTAGAAAGCAAAGTGAAAAAGAACTGTACATGGATGAGAACTGAGAAGCAGAAATGCTTCTCTTTTTTTTATTTATGTAGGAACTTTTATTATACTTTTTCGATACTTTTAATTATCAATTTAAAGATACCATATAGATAGAAAAAGGAGAATAGACTATGTACGGAGATTATTTTAATCCTTACAACTATTCATCTAATAATCAATGGCAAAATCCTATTAATAGGAATAGACAAGAAATCATAAAAGTAAATGGCAAGAATGGAGCAGAAGCTTATCAGATGATGCCTAATTCACAAGCCTTGTTATTAGATGAAACAGCACCTATTGTTTGGCTAGTACAAACGGATGGTGCAGGTTATAAAACAATATCTGCATTTGATTTAACACCGCATGAAGAAATCAATACAAATTCTACTTTAAAGAATCTTGAAGAAAGATTAAAGAAAGTTGAAGAACAACTTTCCAGGAGTACAAATAATGTCAATGAATCCAATTCTAGAACAACTCAACAGAACACAAACAACAGTTTCAAGAAATAATCCTATTGAAATGTTGAAACAATTTAATGAATTTAAAAGGAATATGCAAGGCAAGGATCCGCAAAAGATTGTGATGGATTTATTAAGTAGCGGTAGAATGTCTCAACAACAATTTGAATTACTAAAGCAGCAAGCACAGCAATTACAAAATTTTTTGAAATAGGTTATAAACATTTAAAGGTGCACATTTGAATGTTTACATAGAAAAAAGAAAGGAAATAAAAATTATGACAGATTATTCATTATCTGATGTTGCATCCGTTGTTAGAGGAAACGATTATGACAACAATGGATTTGGCGGTGGTGCGTGGTGGATTATCGTTCTATTCTTATTCGCATTTATGGGAAATGGATTCTATGGTAATCGTAGTACTAATGGACAACCAGTAACTGAAGCAGGTCTGTGCAGTGCAATGAACTTCAACGACCTTCAAAATGCTGTCGGCAGATTATCCGACATGACCAAAGAGCAGACTTCAATTATTTCTAATGGAATTTGTGATTTGGGATATAAGATGCAGGGTGATATTGGAGGCTTAGGACGTGACGTAGCACTAGGACAGGCAAACATTTCACAGCAGATTTGCAAGAACTCTGGCGATATTAAATACGATATGGCTATGGGATTTGCTTCTGTCAATAAAAACGTTGATGACAAGTTTGCACAGATGGAGAAATACCAGCGTGATCAGACAATTGCAGCTCAGGCAGCTAGAATTAATCAACTTGAATTAGCACAGCAAATGGCTAATGTTGTACGTTATCCAACATCTTATGCTTATTCTGCTGGTCCATCACCATTCTGTGGTGGATGCTGCAATAACATTTAGTGAGTGTATTTAGTACACCTAAAACTTGAAGATGGTGTATTGCCATCTTCTTTTTAAAAAGAGGACAATTTATGATAGAGACTTATTCAAATAATATTACAGTTCCTGCTAATGCATCTGTACCGTTAAATACAGTTTTCAGAAAAGGAACTACAGTCACAAAGAGTGGTGATGCATCCATTCAATTGAACAAATGTGGTATCTATGAGATTTCAGTTAGTGCTAGTGGAATTGCTGCAAGTGCTGGACTTATTACATTGCAATTAATGGTTAATGGTATTGCACTGCCAAATGCATTTGCTAGTTCAACTGCTGCAGATACTACTTCAACACATTCTTTAGCTTTCACTACAAAAGTTCAAGTACCTACGACATACAATGAGAATTGCCCATGTAGTGAATCGTTTATTGTATCTTTGATGAATGCTGGTGTAGGAGCAACATATTCATTAGTAGATATTCTAGTAACAAAGTTGGTATAGCTATGGAAATGATAAAACAATTAGCCGAACAGATGGAAGATGAGATTTGTGACAGTAAACATTATGCAAAGTGGGCGGTAGAAGTGAAAGACAAATACCCTGAACTTGCAGAAACTTTATATACGATCTCATTACAGGAAGAAAAACATATGCAGATGTTACATGATGAAACTGAGAAAATAATCAGTGTATTAAAACAAAAAAATGTTTCTATTTCACCTGATATGTTAGCTATCTATGAGTATCTGCATAAGAAGCAAATAAAAGAGCGTGAGCATGCACTAAGATACCAGGAATTATATAAAAAATAGTTAAATTGGATGCCACAAGGATGCCACACAACAAAAAAACCGCTTATTTATGCGGTTTTTTTAAACTAAGGGCGACTAGTGGGACTCGAACCCACGAGTGCTGGAGCCACAATCCAGTGTGTTAACCA